GTGAACTCTGCGTATGAGTCGGCTGCGCCCTTGTCCATTTCCATACCTTGGATGTTCTTAATCCAAGCGGCTTCAAGTGTCCATTGCTTGATAACATCGTCGTTCTCATTCAGTAACTGCATGATAACGTCTGTCGCATAGCCTTCTTCAGTACGATTACTGAGGGTACCACGCGCCATTTGATGTTGAGATTCGAACGCTTCCAAGACTTCTAAATCTTGAACGCCGAGGAAAGTTACAGGAATCTCTTCGTATGTACGGTCGCCTGGAAGCGGCACATCCTGACCCTCAAATTTAAGGTCTAATTCACCAAGTTCACCACCAGGTGTCGTCGAAGTACGAGCGGTCAATGACGCTTTGCGGTCGACTTGAGGCCCTGCGGCCGCCGATGGGAAGTTGGGGATAATACGCCAACGGTGTTGACGGATCAGACCAGAACTGATGGAGTCCTTAAAATCACTTACTAATGGCATTGTGTATCTCCAATTAGGGCCCGAAGGCCCATCAATTATTCACCGTAAAGCTGACTTTCAATCTCTTCGAAGCTGATGTCAGGGCGCACAGCCGCAAACGAAAGCTTGATGAAGTTGATTGAGTAAGCAGGTTTGATCAAGAAGTTCGCGTGGAACTCTTTCGATGCTACGGCCTGACCAGTGTTGTTTCGTTCGTCACAAATCACCTTGAAGTCTTCGATACCGCGACGCTGTTTAATGCTTCGTAGGTAAGGGTTGACCGTATTCAAGAACTGACTACGCGTGAACTCATCGTTCAATTCACCCAGGTAATATTTAGAAAGGTTCGCGATGGTTTTCTCAACCACGATGAACAGGCTTCGAATGTTGATGCTTCCGAACGCCGAATCTTTCGCCAAACCAGTCTTATCGCCGTATAGGAGAATACCTTCACCCGACATACTAACGATTGGGTTGATCTGGTCTTTGTACAAGAAGTCGCGTTGATTCTTGTCAGGAGACCAAGCGAGTTTACGATAGCCCTTGTATGCGCCACGGTTATGAAACGCCGGAGATTCCCATGGGTTAAATGAGAACCAAGTGCGCGCCACTAGACCCGCAGTGCCACCACAACATGGAATCCAACGATTGCGCTTACTGCGACGGTCGTATACTTGAGCCCAGTTACAGTCCATCACATCATAAGACGATGCTTTGTTGAATGACGTGTTACGCCAGTTGCGAACCTCTGTCACTTCGTTACCTAAGTCAAAGACCGCTGAACGAATAGGTGACACGAACGTCATACAATCACGACGAGACGAAGCAAGGTCTGACGCGTCGCGTTGGTTAGCGACTGATACGTTACCTGAGATCAGGAATTGGAATTCCACTTTCTCGGCATTACGTAAAGCGTCAAGACCAACCAAGATATCAATCGGAGCTGATTCAGAACCGTTATCGTCAACACCACCACCCATGACGTATTGGTCAAGCGAGAACGTAGCGTCTTCACCTGCGCGTACGAAGTTGGAACCTGACATCACTTCAGCGACGAAAGCAGGTGAACCATCTTCACGAACAGCGCCCGTATTCGACAACTCAACGTCTGTGTACACCTCAAGGATGTCGCCCGCAGTACCAACCGAAATTGATGTGGACGTCACGCCGATTGAAGCGTCAGCGCTTGAGGCTACTGAATGCGTCATCGGGAAGTATTCATCCATGGTAACCACTAGGTCGTCACCGCTCGCGACCGCTGATGCTTTCACTGGTGAAGATGTGATTGCGTCGACGATCTCTGTATGGATAGCCGCTAGATCCGCAGTATCTGGAATCGTAGCCACAACATCAACGCCGTCGATGGTAGTAGTCAGAGTGGTGTCACCAGATCGACCCGCGTCAACCGTGAACGCGATACTAAATGATCCTTTCGTAGCCGTAGCGCCATCAGATACAACCACATGCGCGCGACCAGTAGCCGGACGGTAATCAAACGAGCGTTCATATTCAAATGAATCGAATGCCTCTTGTTTGCCAAATGTGATGATCTTGTTGTTCGCTAGTACGCCAGGGTATTTACCGATAAACGGAATACCAAGCGCGGTCAAATCACGCTCATACGCTTCGTCGTTTTTGACCAAACGTGTAGTGATTGCCGGAGTAATTTGTGGAACCGCGTTTCGGGCTGCGTCGCCAACAACACGGACGACTTGCATCTTCGCCGAGTATTGAAGGAAGTCCGCCGCCACAAGATATGGAGAGTACAGTTGATTTGTAGTGCCGCCGAACTTATCGAACAGTTCATCTTCGCCACCAGTAATCAAAGACGCCACTTCTACAGGTCCCCATTGGAACGCTCCGGCAATAGCGCCGATCACGTCCGCCTTGGAGGTAGCGACTAAACTATAGTCTCGCTCTTCCCAGTCGACACTGGGTGAGAGGTTAAATGCTGCCAT